CACCTCGGGTTCCGGCATAGGTTCAGGCTTAGGCTTGAAGTCCTCAATTATCTCTCCCTCTACCGTTGGTAGTATAGGCTTCTCAAGATTTAGATTACCCAATCTAGTAGTGACCAACTCATCTACGCTTTCTCTACTACCGCAGAGTAACATCAGAGTTTGAAGAGATACCTTCTCCCCGTAAGGAGCGAGCCCCTCATTACACCTATCGAGAAGCCAATAGACATACTCGTCATGGCTGTGACGATTGTAATACTGCACTCTATCCAAGTCTTTCGGCATCATAGTAATCACGCATGTAGTATCGTATCCTTGCTCACGACCTTCATGGACTTGGGCAGGATTTTGAGGACAGAGCGTATTGGACCCTTATCCTCTGGGATTGGGAGGGGAGCCTCTGTGATGAAATAGTCATCTATCAGGATATCCAGTTGTTCAAGCGGGGTCGCTCCACCCTGCTTGGTGAAAGACAGGCGAATCATGTCTGCATCGGTCTGTGCAACCTCATCAGCATCATCGAAGTGGTCCACAGCCCTCCTCATCTTGTGATATAGGAATGGGTCATCGACAATAATTTCCATCTCAAGGTCATACTCAGTCTTGCCTTCCACAGCGAGTTTCGGGTTTCGAGTACCTGCCTGAGGCACTTGGTCAGTCGCTGAGTCAACCACGCTGGCTCCGTTGATTGTGTAGTACTGCTCCACTCCGGTCTTCCCATTGAGTGTGAATGAGACGACCTGACCTAGAGATGCCCCTGCAACAGTTATCGTTCCATTGTAGAACATGAATGGCTTCTGCGACCCCTTCTCGATTCCAGACTGCTTTCTCTTCACTTCGGTATTAGCCGTGTCCTCGAACAATCTGTGAGTGTCATACCTGTCACCCTTATTGGTTGCCTCCAACCTACCAGTATCCGTGTAGCAAAGTGCCGAGTCAAAACCTACAGTGAGCCTCAGTGCAGCATCTGTGTCTGCTGTAAGAGAGAACTCCTTGACTTTACAGCCCCTGAATACACGAGTGAGTTGCTTAGAATCTCCGGCTCCACCATCCATGTCACCTTCATTACTATCCATGTCACGCCTTCTAACGCTTACCTCCATAGAAAAGGAGGGTACAGTAGTGCGAGAGAAGAACAGATGCTCAATTGGATAGGTTATCGCCCCAGTAGCCTTTGCTCTATGTGGGCTACCATTGGTATCATCTGTAGCATATCTAGCAAAGGTAACAGTTGTACCACTCACAGGATGTGAATAGGATATTGGGTCGTCTAACCATACCTTTCCATTACCGCTTCCATCCCAAGAAATGGCCGCAATCCTCCTAACCTCTTCGTTGATTGCCTTGTCGAATATCTTGTCTACACCAACAGCAGGCCATGCGCTAACATATGTTGGGTCGAAAGTTAGAGTGCCATTTGTAACTGAGCCACCAGTAGTAGCAGCACTTAATTCAAAGGTAGTAGAGTTAGTTATGCTGGATACCGTTGCACCGCTGGGAATACCTGTGCCAGACACACCCATACCAACAATTAACTCAGCGGTGCTATTCATAGTAATGGTAGGGTCGTTGTTGTAATCGCAAGTAGCGTCTGTAAAAATCTCTGCATTTACGCCAGTATCTCTGTAAGTCTGCACATCAACCCTAGAGCCAGAGGTATCGAGAATAATGTAATCGCCAATGTTCACAGCAACACCACCGATAGCAGCATCATTGGTACCACTACCAGTGATGGTGATGAAATCATCACCAGCACTCACAGCACTGGATAGAGTGAAACTCTCACTCCCATGGCCTTGATTCTTCGTAGTATCGTGGGGTTTCACTACCTCATGTCCGAGGCAGTAGTAGAACCATCTGCCATTGTGGATATTACACTCGAACGACCCCTCTGTGTTCGTGTATCTTCCCGGTACCTGAATTGCCACATCCCTACCAAGACCAACGACATGGAATCTCTTGAGGTCCACCTTGGTCTCAGGTAGAGCCACAGTGCTTACCAGTCCAACGAATTGGTCAGTAAGTACACGCTCCGCAGATGCATTCGCAGCGTCATTGTGTGCCATGCTTACATCTATTGTAGGAGTAGTAAATGCATGGATGCGCATCACATCATTCGTTTTAGAGTCCTTATCTGCCGATGTGTGGTCGGTTCTAAGAGCAGGTGAAAGTGTGATTTCTGTCTTACCATCATTTTGATTGGAGGTATCATTAGCAACTTCTTGCTTGATGATGGTATACTGCCTCCCCGTAGTAGCATAATCATCTTGTGTACTCCAATTAGGACTATTCGATGCTATGCTGAAAGTGACCCTGCTACCCACTAACATACCATTCGGATATCTCAATATCCCAGCAAGAACTGGAGTATTCGCTGCCCCACCAGAGAGTACAACCACACTTGTGTCCTTTACTGTGTCTTGATGAGGTGCATTAGCGGGTGCAGGAATATTCGGGTCAAACGATGCTGTGAACTTGAATGAGCCAGCATAACCATGCTCCAATGTCAATCCGGTTTCATGACCGAAAGTCACTTCTGTTAAATCACCCTTGTAGACTGTTGATGGCATCTTTTCACCTCATGGTATTAGTTCTGCGAAGATTACTACCTCGACTTGGAAGGTCATTCTGAACAACCGCTTGCTCCTATCGGACAAATCTGTGCGGGTTTTGTATACTAACCTGTCGAAGTTGACTCCATCACCCTTTCTCTTCAAATGTATGCACCTACGGAGTTCATTTTCCATCTTATTCAGTTGGTCACGGCTTCTCGTTGTGCGCATATCAATCGTGATGTTGATTCTTGTTGTGACGAAATCATAGAGTAATTCCGGTAATTCCTCGTTGTGGGCCGTCTCAAAAACGAGAACATAGTCAGTTCTATCTAAATCAAGACGCTTTCCACGCTCAGGTCCAGTGTCAGCGATGTCGATGATTACAGGCTTGAAATTGTTAGAGTTACCTCTGTTCCAGTTAGTCTGGAGAACATTGAGGACGGCTTCTATGCCCTCTTGGAATGTCGCTACCATTCTTTCTTCCTCCTCTTCTTATCCCTCTCATGAGCCGCAAAATCAGGTTCTAAAGTGCCTCCTCTGTATGTCAACTTGTGCTCAATGAGTGCAGGTGATTCAGTTAACATACGCTTTTCAACTCTTTCGTTCATAGCATTGATTTCTTCTTGTTCTGCTAAGTCACCTGATTTTTTCATTACAGTGCCATCCTCTTCTACAAAATCGGATTCAAGCATCTCTTGTTTCTTCACTCTTTTGAGATACTCTTCTGGATTCTGAGTAACAATCTGGTGCAAATCAGACTGTGTGTCTTTTGCAGCAAACTCCAGTCTTATTGCCTTCTTCCAATCTGCATACGCAGGGTCATTACTCAAATGCAACCACCTCAACATACCTCGGATAGGTCCTATCTATGTCTGCTCTGTAAAGTTGAATCTTCGATGTAAGGTCCACATTCTGCGTCCCCTCTGGAATGAGGACACTACGGTCATCGCTCATCAAGATATCAATGGCTACCATCTTGGTACAGATATCCTCGACTCCCTTATCCACATAACGCTCTCCATAGATGTATGTGGTTTTGATGGCATTCCACTCGAAGAATGGATATGAGTTGTTGAAGTAAATGATGCCCATCTCGTGGTCGAGCCACCAATCTCGCAGTCTACCTCTGTCGCCAGACGCACTACCACCATGCAAGTCAATCGACAACTGATGTTGAGTGAGAGTGCCAGAAATATCTGAAAGAGTAGTATTCGCAGAAAGAACAATCACGGAACCTGTGAAGGAGGTCGCTGTCTTACCTGTATAACGAAACACATATCCATTGGAATCGACTACTACTCCTGCATCTGCAAATGTAGATGTGCTAGCAACATTGATGGTAGTTGCTCCACGGCTGGTGAATGTAGTTGAAGAAGAACTGGTTTGACTAATTTCTATGTTGCTGTCTGTTGTAACAATGGAGCAGGTCTCTCCACCTTTTGATTCTCTCATACTGGTTATCTTCACAATCCCAGTTCCGTAGTCAGCATTCGACGAAGCAAGGAACTCGTTATGCACAGCCACATTGGATGTGCTTCCTTCCAGTGTGAATGCAGGAGAGAAATCGACTGCGGTTTTGCCTACTCTATCCTCTTTATTGATGAGGTCAGCCAGATTTTGCGCCGATGTGACCTTGTCAAAGTCGGCACGCCAATTCGCAGTACCACTGCCGATTGTAAGCAAACCTGCGCTCCCATTGCCGGGTGAAACGACTATGGAACCAGTGAGTGCGCGCACATCATCCGGTAGTCTGAGTCTAGCCTCAGCCGTACCTATTTCGCGGTAGTCATCTCCCTGCCATAGTTCCAGTCTGAGAATCTGCTGGACATTTCGATAGAGAAGAGGTGAGGTACCGACATAGTCAGTGTAGTATCGCCGTCGATATGGCTTGTAGGTATCGAAGTTGATGTACTCTGCACTAGCCAGATACGGTCTCCACGCATTGTGAGTGTGATTGTCAATCTGGTCCTGCATACGGAGTATGATGCTCTCGACCTTGGTTTTGGTTAGACCACGAGTTCTACCATTGGTGAAGGAAGCCAGATTCTGAACATACGCGTTATCAATCACTTGGAAGTCAGCGTGAGTGATGGTACTAGTGAATCCCAGTTTCACACCGAGAGTATCGGTGGCAATAGAGGAGATGGTTCTCTCCACACCTAGAGGGTCGCCATCTGAGTAAATCAGTATCGTATCATCCACAGAGAATCCAATATTCCTGAAATCAGTGCCAGTGACAAAGACACCATTTGCGACACTATCCCCACTCACTAAAACGGCATCCTGAGGGCCGATATCGAGAAGGTCAGCAACCTTCTGTGCTGTGGTATACACTGCTGCAGTGGGGTCCAGTGGCCTTGTTTCTGGCTCACCCGGACTGAATACTTGTGGCATTAAAGTCGTGCCTCCTCGTTACGGCTACCTAGGTTATACTCCATAGGTCTGTCGCATGAGCCGCAAGTCGCTCTCCACAGAAAGTGAAGCATGCCGCAGTGCTTACAGCGAGTCCCAGCACCTATATCGAGGACATCTCCAATCTCGGAGACTCTCGTTCTTTGCTTCTTAGTGATGCCCTTCAGTGGGGCATCAGCGTCAATTTCAGTCTTGACTTCGTAGTTGATGTCTGCACGAATACTCTGCTTCTGTGCTCTACCAATGTCTTCAATATCGAGAGTGCGAAGTTGAAACTTTGACATACATCAACACCACCTTCTATCAATTCGAGGTATACACAATGAGAAACACATTACCGAGGACCGATATTGGTTCACAAGAAACGATGGTGCCTAGAGAAGCAACATCGGTAGTCATTGTAGCGCTAAGCGTGGTAAGGTTAGTTTCCTTGAACTCCGCAGGACCATAAGGTCCCAGTACATCTATTCCTGCTGCCATCTAGGTCACCGCCATCAAGAGCGGTTACCTATCGCCGTGAACTTGTAGACTGCACCGCTGACTGTACTCTCTAGGTAAACAAGAGTGCCGTCTATTCCAGAACCGGGCGCGTCACGCGCAGTGGAACCTGAACCGTTTATCACGAATGTGTCTACACTTGCGAGCAAAGCGCTAAGGTCAATATGTCCACTAGTTGCCCCAGTGGAAGTCACAGTTCCTGTTACTACGGCTTTGTTGCCAAATACGGTCGGTCTTGGGTCAATTACTACTGGTGCTAATAGTGCCATTTTTTATCACTCCTCGTCTGTTGTATCGTCAATTTCAACTGTCTCTTCGGCGGGTTCCTCAACTGGTTCCTCAACAGCCTCTTCGACTACTGGTTCCTCGACTGGTGCCGGGTTTAATACACCTTCGACCATAGAGAGAAGGGTAGACTTAGTCTTGTAACCAATTCCAAGGTCTATCCCGTTATCGCTAAGCCACTCGACTATCTCTGGTCTATTCCAGTTTTCATCGGGTAGGCCATCGCTTCCACCATCGTCACCTTCGATACGAAAATCGCAATCGACGGCAGTTCTGTGCTCATCTAACCAAGTCTGAGAGACTTCCATAGGCCGCCCACGCACCCAATCGGGCATGTGAGTGTCACTATTTCGGCGTGTAGACCACTTGCCTGTGTAGGTTACTGTAGGCAATCGCTCACCTTCAGTTGTATAGAACCATTATGTCGTAAACACCAACATTGCCTACGCCAACAGTAGTCAGTGTTAGTGTAATTTCTCCACTAGCAACTGCAGTGAGAAGAGTTGGTACCGATGTGCTTGCTGTGCCACTTCGCTGTGATACAGAGACTGAAAGAACACTGGTTGCGCCCTCTCCTTTTCCGCCACCCTCAGTTACAGCGATAACGGAGTTTCCACCGCTTGCGCTGGTCATTGTAAGTAGGGCCAACTTAGGTGCTGGGTCGTATCCCTGTGCTGCACCACCAGTGTTACTCGCTCCGAATGGAGTAAGAGAACCGGGGTAACCCGTTGTTGCATCTGCGGTGTCTGAGTGAACATATGCTGCTCCTTGTCCACCTAGCCATTCTTCGGTGCTATGAGAACCCGCTCTGAGTTCCCAGCATCCTGCTACAGTCGTAGTTCCTGCTGTGTTTGTCTTAATCTTTAGTTCTTGCATTTTTCATCATCTCCTAATTCATTTACTTCTGCAAAAGCCTCACTTGAGGTCTCGCACGCTCCCCTGAGAACCAAAGAAAGTGGTCCACAACTCACCCATGGTTCGGTATAGTCCCTCTTGGCCCAGCCTGTTGATGGCGAACGGGTCACCAGTCTCGATTCCAGACTCGAAATACTGAGTTGGTATCGCTGTGCTAAAGTGTAGGTAGTCTGTGTCGAGGAAGTACATCCTGCTGATTGACGAACCTGCGTTAGCAGAGTCATCCAGCATGTTCTTGGTCGGGATAATCGGGACACCGTTGTAGGTTGCCACGATGAATCCAGCCTCAATACCGGGTACACCCTTCACACCGTTGTAGGTGGGGGTGACTCTCTTCTCTTCCATGAACCTCTGCTGGGACTGTAGCAACTGCTGAATCCTCATCAAAGTGTCATATCCGGTTAGGATAACCTTGGGGTTACCACCACGCACCCAGAGTTTCTGGAACATCTCGTCCAGTATGTCTAGAGACAAGGTTCTGTTAGTAGCAGTGTCACTCACTACATTGTTGCTCATTTCAGCGTTAGACCAAGTGTTCTGGCTCCTGTCTATGCTGTAGATGTCCAAGTCGCCGTTAACTGACAGATTGCTGTGGTCATCTTCTAGTCCGGTCTTGGAGTCTGCATCGTCATTGAATGCTGCAGTAACTCGGTCCAAGGACTCGAAGTTGTTAGCCGAAGGTGTGTCAACATCGGTGCAAAGCATCTTGTTCACCATCTCAGCGTGATGCTTCCCCATCTCTTCTTTCATGACCGAGCGGATATCTCCGAGGCCATCGTCTTTGTCAGCAAGGAAAATCGCTGTCTCGGACATATCGAAGGTGTGTGCGATAGTCTTCGGCTTCGCAGCAATGTGCTGGAAGACCGGCTTGACTGTCTCAGGTAGGGTTGCATTCTCAGCAACTCCACCGTGGAGAACACCATCGTTGTTCGGTCTCTCAGTGATTACTCGCCATCCAGACCTGTCCCAAGGCTTCTTGGGCAGTATGCTGAAGGCGTTGAACTCTTGGTTCAACTGCGACCATACTTTGCGTCCGTAGATTGCTTGGTAAGTTCCACCAGTCGTCGATAGCATTGGGGAATCGGCCTTCAGCAATTCGCTTCCGGTGTATGAGTAACCCATTGCATTTCCAGCGCCATAGTAGTAGCGCTCCATGTCAGTTATTGTTCGTACATAATTTCTTGCCATTTTTCATCATCTCCTTATTCTGTGATTTCTCTTACTCTCACTCGAAAGCCTTGGAAGCCAAGTGATGAACCTCATCCCATGACATCTTCGCCAAATCCTCCGTTGACGGTACTACGACTTCGGGCTCGTCACCCTCAGCCTTCTGAATTTCCTCTCCAGTCTCTGCAGGGGTGCCAATATTGTCGATTCTCTCACTAAGTGCCTCGATTGACTTGGTTATTTCGTCTAGAGGGGCACGAGCATCGAACTGCTGTGCCTCGTAGGATGTTACTTCTTCAGTGCGCTCGTGAGAGTAGCGGTCTGAGAACTGCTTCTCAAGCGAACCACGGAACTCCTCTTCTAGAGCGGCTGCCTTGTAGACCTCGTATGCGGCCTCGACATCCGAATCACTCAGATTCCTTGGGTCAATGAAGTCGGATTTCTTGACTCCACCACTACCAGTGGTCTTACCAATAGCACCAGTCGAAGGCTTGCCGCCCTCCTGTGCTCGTCCCTTCACCTGTCCAGTGCGTTGAAGGTCATTGGCTGACAATTCCTCAGGCGTAGAGCCGAGATTTGCCTTCTCCAAGTCATCAAAGTGTGCACGAGCAGCCAATGTATCGACTCCTCCGCTCTTCAATGTGTCCTCCATCCAGTTGAGGTAATCAGAGGTGATGATATCAGAGTACTCTTCGGTCTTCGTAACCTCAGTAGTCTCTGCATCTGCCTCTTTCTTCTTATCGTCTTTCTTATCATCGTCCTTACCTTCAAGGAAAGCAGGCTTCTCACCCTTCTCCATGTCGTCCAAACGCGTTTCTAAGCGTGACAATACATCGCTCATCTGCTTCGTCATATCGTTTTCGTCATTTTCTGCTGTCATTTTGGTCACTTCCGTGTCTTCTTTCAATATACTGAATGTTGCTTCTGGGTTGATGCCTTTTTCACAAATCGTTATTTCGTGGAGTTCCAGTTTGCTTATTTCTTGGTAGTCGCCTCTCTTCGGGTCTGATTTTCTAACCCTCTTGAAAGCCTGTCCACCGATACTGAATCCTCTGAGTGCGCCCTTTCGTATCTCTGCTGAGACTTCCTTGGCCTTCTCGATGTCGTTACGGAGTTGCACTACTACAAACATCCCGACATCATCGACTTCGCTTTTCCACAACCTCCCTTCGCTATCAGTGTAATTCGGTACCACATCGCCTATCTGAATGTTAGAGTGCGCTAGTTGGACATTTCTGTAAGATGGGTTTTCCATGAACTTACTGAATGCGTCCTTCAATGCCTCCTTCGTTATTACATCGCCCTGCTTGTCTACAACTTCCACACTGGCGTAGCCAGCAACGACGAGGTCATTGGCACCCTTGAGGATGCTAATCGGCTCGTCGCCGTGTCTGAAGAGTTGTTCACTACTGAGCACACTGATTATCGCACACCCTGCTTTACTACTTCAATGCTACGAGGCTAAATCTCAGCCATTTTCTCTTCTGAATCGGTAGACTGCGAGGCTGTATGTCGCTTTTTCTTTTCTCTACCGGGATAATCCTCTGGCTTCTCCGAATCCTGTGTAGGACGCTTTTTCATATCCCAATCGGGCAAAGCCTGTTCTGCATCCAATTTCGTAGGACCGCGGGGACTTTCGACCCCTCCACCCACATCTATTCCTAGTCCTCTTCCAGAGAGATTACTGACTCCTTTCTCCATCTTATCCAATGCTTGCTCTATGAGCAAGAGAGCCTTGAAGAAGTTCTTCGGCTTCATGATTAGATTCTTGTCCTTCTTGGGTTTGAGGATGCCTGCACTCTCTTCCTCTATCCTCTCTTCGTCTATATCAGGTTCGATTTCCACACCTGCAACATCACCATCCTCCTTCAATAACTGAGAAAGACCTACCTCCCAATATGGCTCTAGACTCTCAGCAAGTCGCAAAGAGTAGTCTGAATCGGTGATTTGGCCGATAGCAGCAACAGGGTTTACAGCCTTCTCTTCAACGATTTCATACTTGACTAGGTCTTCAGGAAGATGGATTATGAAGTAACCACCATCCATTTCCATGGAGAATGGAATATGGTAAGACACATCACTCTTAGCAAGAAGAACCCATTTTGGATGTCTTTCCTCCCCTTTCATGTATGTGGACTTCGCATCTCTGAGGAGTATCTTGTCTGAATCCTTGGATAGTTCCTTGACTGCATTCTCCAAACCTACCTCATCTGTTATCCTGATATCCGATGGACTGGGCACGAAAACTGGGTCGTAACTATCGAATTGCCCTCGTAATATCTTAATGCGCTCGCGTGTAGTGAGGTCCGTTACTTCCGTATCGTCGTAATACAGGATATCATTGATGTAGAACTCATCCCCATCTAACACCCCATCAATCACATAGTCTTTCTTACAAGCCGATTTCAAGGCTGACCTAACGCTATCATCGGTAGAAAGCAACACATTATTGTCATCGAGAAGTCTAACACGATTCCCCTTCTTTATTGCCTTGCATCTTTTCCCCTCTCTATACACGGAAACGACCCACTCTCCTGTGAAACCTCTCAGTTCCTTGACATCATCAAGGTCGAAAACACGATGCAGAGGCTCGATAAGAGGCACTTTCTTCGGTAGTTCTCCCTTTGCTATGTCTGTGATTTCCTCAGACGGAAGGTAACCGGAAGGGCCGGGAGTCATTTGTGGTGGCTGTGGCTCTTTATCCAAAGTAGAGTCATAACCACTAAGCACGCTTTCGGCCCAATCTGAGCCGAAAACACTGTTTAATACTGGCCTCTGAACCCTATTCAAATACTGAGTATCTGTGAACTTAGTTCCAACAACAGGCTTTCCATCAACATATTCCACTCCAATACTAGGAGATACTTCTTGCCCCCAATCCATAGTTCCAGATGCATAGTGGTCATGGGGTACAAGCCCATCCATCTCATCAAGTGGCCTAATGCGACTAGTTCCGAAATCTATCGTGGGTTTCGAGATTTTCTTACTACCAGTTGGTATTCCCCCCTCTGGTAGAGTTTGCTCATCGAAACTCACGATACCGCTTCCCATGTCTTTGAAGCGATTCTGATTATTGAGTATCTCTGTGGGTTTGTCACTGGTATGAAGAACTGATTGACCTTGTATTCTAGCCTCAGAAGGATTTTTCCTCTTGGGTATTGGAGCAGGATGATGAGTTAATCCATAGGACCGCATAACCTCAGGGTCCTTCATTCCACCGAGATTCATATGGAGCCACCTCAAGGCTGAGTATGCTCCACTACTGAAATGACTCCTCATTGCTTGAGCATGCTCAGGATTGGGTCTGTTTCTTACTTTATCTCTTCTAGGAGGCCAACTCTTCTTTCCGTTAATGAGTCTCTCATCGAGATGATTACTCATAGAAGGGATACCTGAAAGACCACTGAACATATCAGAATCTCTCTGATTCCATTGAAACCCAGAAGATGCCAACTGACCCACCGAGATGGCTTGTACTCTAGTTCCACCGATTGATGCCTTGTATCTCTTCACATGTGCCCTGTGTGCCTCATCATTGGGAAGTCCCAGACCTTGAATGATACTGTCGATTTTAGTCTCAGGGCCAATCTCCATACCAAACAGATTCTTCCCTTCTTTCTTGGCATTCAATGCTGATGCCATGAGCATGTGAGGGCCACCCGGTGCAGTTTCTACTTCAGTCTCACCCACATGATGACCAACAGTACTTATCTTGTGGTCACCATCGTGGTACAATCCTCTAGAAGCATCATGCATAAGTCTCATCGCATCATGCATAGCCTGATTAGGATTATCTGTATTGAATGCATTAGGATTCTCTTTCAGAATCAATGGTAAGAGCACTTCCTTCGCGTATTTCTGTGTGGCTAATGAATCCCCATTCATGATATCAGCCATGTCTTCTCTAATTCCCTTACCTTCCCATCCACCTAGAGGTTGATTTTCTGGAAGGGTACGCTCGGTTTCTTGAGATTGTAATGCTTGGATTCGGTCTTTCAATTTCATCACATTAGTATTGAACTTCTCCATTGTCTTAGCATCATCAGAGAACTTATCCTTATTCTCCATCAAGTTATCTAGTTCTTCTTCCATGAAGACCAACTCTTCCTGCTCACCCACTGGTTCATCAGAACCATATCTCCATTGCCTCTTACCATACTTGTCCTTAGCCTGCTTTCCAGTTTCATCGTCAATCACAGGTTTTCTTACTTCCCTGTATGTCGATTTAATGGATGTTGGAAGATGACGAATAAACTCCTCAGGACCACCCTCTCCTTGAGAACTGTGGATATCTCTCCTAGCAAGCATGTCCTTGTACGAAAAGACCGTCTTCGGAGAAGGATTGGTTATAGTGTTAGCACGACCTAAAGCAGTAGCAAACATGTGAGATAACCCAGCACTATCCCGAATACCCACATCCCCTGTCTTCATACTCCCAATCCGTGAGAAAGGATTGCCCTCTGCAAATCCCTGCCTATCTAGACCACGAGTGATTTTCCTCTCCATCTTGTAATCATCCTCACTAGGATTGCCATACTCTAGTATGGCAGCAAGTGCAGGAGAACGAGTGAAATCATAATCACTGGTGTTGTTCTTAGCATTCCTTCCTAATCCCCTCTTTGTTTTCACAGAACCTTGGCTATGCGCCGTTGTGTCACTTCTTGAGATAATTCCCAATGGACTAGTGTGGCTGAACTGATTTACAGGAAGCACATGGTGATGAAGCCCTCCGAAAGCCCCTATGGTGTCTAGATTCGGTACCATCTCACCAGTTTCATCACCAATTCGTCCTATCATGGATGTCTCTCCCTTATCCGGGCTAAGATGGTGATGGAGGAAATCTACCTGTGTCATCTGCTGCCTTCCCAACCCTCCTCTATGGGTAAAGGGTCTGGAGAAAGGATAAGCCCAACCGCGTGCTTTTCCTCCTTCGGAGTAATAGTGAGCCTTTTCTGCTGAAGATAGGTCTGCTAATTTTGGCCCATTCCCTCCTCTCCTCGCTGCACCATATCCATTACGAATTGGTTTCGCATTCTTCGCCAGACCAGAGAGGTTACCATATCGTTTCATCACATCACGCATGGTTTCTTTCGTGAGAAGTGGTTCATGCCATGCATCGAATACAGGATGTTCTCCCTTTTCATGAGCCCTATTCAGGCCCTCATCATACCCAGTCAAACTCAGAAGCCCTGTTTTGCTGAGAAGACCATCGCTACTATCTGATATCTTACTCTTTATCGCATCCTCCAGAGATTCCCCTTTTTGCATCGCCGCTTGATAGCCCTCAATGTCCCTCTTCGAGAATGGAAAGAGATTCTTACGCTTCCCACTGTAGTGACCCGTTGTGTTTCCTATACTCAAATCTCCTTCTCCCTCGAACATACCCTCTATGTTTTCGGTAAGGATATCATGGGCACTCTTCGCCACCCTCATCTTCTTCATTGGCCGCCCCTCCTCCTTGGCTGCTTTCTCATCACTTAGGTCATCCACCACATGGACCTCTTTCTTCATACCATGAGGTATGGGGTCTCCACTAGGGTCTAGATGGATATCTCTTAGAATCCCAGCAATGATACCTTTGTCACCAGAAACCTTCGTATCATCTCCAGTCTCGATATGTTTTGCCTTGTTAGCCCCTGCATGGGGACTATCACGATTCCACCACTCTATCTCTGGAGACATACGCATCTCCATATTCTTCTTGATTCGACTAACAGGTATCCTATGATTATCATCCAACTTGATGGACTGCTCTTCAGCATCATCTGTACCATGACTGTCTAAATGCTCCATCACTGTACTACGCTCTTGCGGAGAAAGGAACTCCATACCCATCATGTATGTGGCCCAACCCATACCATGACCGTGTTGCTGTTTGTATGGTTCCAATGCATCCAATTGACCATCGACAATCATCTGATGGACCAACTCCTCGGGTAGAGCCTTGGTTGGGTCAATGTGCTCTGTAACTGTATCATCACTCATCAATTTCTGCATTCTGTCATCAAAATGCATCTTCTCAAGGTCTTTCTCACTAACGCCTTCCTCTTCTAATTCTCCGAGGCGTTCATCTCCCTGCTCTTTCTTCCATCTCTCGAAATCACGAAGTCGAAGACTATGCTGGTGCTTAGTGTCACTCTCATGCCCCTTACTACCCCCAAAGAATGGATATGATTTGTCAGACAGACTTGTCTTTGAGGCCACATTCCCCTCAAGTTCCTCTAATTTCTGCTCCCATGTTATCTTCGTCCCTTTCTCTCCCTCCCAATTTGTGAGATGCTTATCATAAACTTCAGGCTCTTCTCCCCGATGCTTGTCAAGTTCGGTCTGTGCTCGTTCTAGTCCATGAGATGTACCACCTTTGGATATCCCATGATAAATCTCACTTCCTTGTTTGGAGTGATGAGACTCATGAGCATCCTCCATTGCCATGAGTTGCTCTGCGAAAGACCCCTTGGGGTCATCAGAGAAGTAGAAGTCCCTGAGTATATTCTCCCATTCAGGCTTACCTGTCACAACATTCTGCATCCTCAGAGGGTGCGTTTTCTTACTATATGGGTGCCGTGTAACATATGATTCTGCTCGACTACCATCCTCATGTTCTGGGAGAATAGCAGGCCATTCAGAATGCTTCTTACTCATAGAACTAGAATGTCGAAACCTATTCAACCATGTATGGTCAGTACCATAACCTGCTACCATAGCAGGACGATAATGTGCCTTCACCTTACCCGATTGTGACCCTCCACCCTCGTTTGGTTCCGAGGAGAAATCACCACCAGCCTTTTCTAGAATGTAATTGCTATACGAATCACAGATTATGTCTGCATGATTCTTCTCGAATCGTATATCGTGGTGTTGGAGATTTCGCACAGAAAGGAGGTAATCCCCCACTTCCTGCTCAGGACTAGTGTTATCGAAGATTGCCTTCAGTAACTCATTCCGGTGTCGGATGTAGACATCAACTGCGTTTTCCTGCATATCATCACCCCTCAACCCCCAAGGTTGTACCTTCGATAATACGGGCATTCGTTCAATGAAAGCCCACTTGCCTGCTTACAACCATCGTAAGCAGTAGCCCCGCACATCTTGCAGGGTTCCATTTCTGCTGTTGCCTTACTGACTAGAACTCTAACCAAGCCTATCCCTCTACAAGACGGCCTCTTTGGTCTCCACGCTCAGTTGCTGGCATATCATCAAGATTCACCGATTCAGATGTAGCACCTTTGTTCGCTACATCTGTGGAATTAAGCAGATTCTGATTGGTATTGTAGAACTGATTGTATGTCTGACCACCAGTCTCTATCATGAATTGAGCACTCTCAGGGTCAGTTCCGAAAGTCTGTAATTTGTGATGCTCTGCCTTTTTGACTTCCAGTGCATCTATTCTCTTCTCTATCTGCAATGCCTTCCTTAGCATATCTTGAACCTCAGACGAGGCATTTTCAAATCTTGGGTTTACCATCTCAATACATCTCCTTTACTTCTCTGTGTTGGTCAGCCATATCATGTATCTCATCCCAACTCATCTCATGAATCTCAGTGTTGCTGAACTTATCCGGGTCATCCTTCATTATGCTGTTAGCGTCAGCACTGGTAGTCCCCACATCTGCTCTGAAAGCATCAACTTCCACATCCTCGGAAAGCGGAGTACCATAGGGTACAAAACCGGCCTTACGAAGTATGAGTTGAGGATTATCAATCGCTCTCTTGAGTATCTGATTCTCTATACGAATGCTCTGAATATCCGCATCCATGGTCTCCATCTTGGAAATCAAGGCATTCATCAACTGCTCTGGAGCCTCATCACTCATTCAGAACACCTCACTCAACGCGTCGTCCGAATGTTCCACGAGCCTTCTTCATCATCGCATTTGTCCTTGCGGGGATGATTGTGCCCGGTAATTGCCTATCTCTCTGTGAAGGGTCGAAATTAGAGCCGGTCTCATTAAACTTGAGAACTGGGCTCTGTTGTTGCCAGCCACTCTCAGGGCTCACTACCACTGTTTCTGCCTTCTTCATGACAAATTCTAAATCCTCTTCCAAGAAATCTGCGAACTTCTTGATTTCTAGCAAATGGCTTCTGGCCGTCTCTGCTTCACCGGCTTCTATTGCCTTGGCAAAAGCCTCGTTATGTACATTCATTTTTCTAGCCATCGGATGCATCTTGAGTAAGTCCATGGTCTTCACTGCCCCTTGCCTGTCCGCCTCTCTATTTGAACTACGCGCCCCTTAGCCGCCTTGCATTCATCATTGCGCGACTGTTATCCTGTGCCTGAGAATTAGGCGGACCTCTCTGTTGAACCGACGAAACAGGGGAGCCTACACCGAAAGATGTGCGACTTTGGGGGGATGCAGGCCCACTAGGTGTGCGTATACCAACACCTTCACCTCCGGGTTGAGAGGGAGGGCCCGGATGAGGCATACCACCGGGAGGTTGAGCACCCATTTGTTGAGCCATCGGACCACCACTACCGGGACTCATACCACCCGGTGGCTGCATTCCCGGTGGCATTGGAGGTGCCCCATCCTGTTCTTGGTTCATCTCACGATAGGTGAATCTGATGTCTCTGTCACCCTGTTCCATGAGTTCAGGCTTGTATCCGAGCATTAACATCCTCTGAGCGAGATTGACTTCCATCTCATCTCTACGCAGGCGTGTAATCTCGTCTTCTTCCTCATTCGGATAAAGAGTCAACTTCCAATCTGTAACACCCATTTCCTCCAACATACGAGGGAAGAGGACATCTGTGTAGACCTTTTGACCGAACTCGACTGCACGATTGGTAACTAGAATCTGCATTCCCTCGTTATTCAGACCGCCACTCTTGCCACTGTCTATCATGAAAATACTGCTCACACCGAAGAAAGCGGCTATTCTGTTCCTGAGTTCATCACGCACCGCTATGTACTGCATCTCTTCTAGAGTATCCATGAACTTGACCCAGTTCACTCCACCTCTTCCAGTCTGACTCTCTATCCCGACCTTCGGTATGTAGTGCGGGTCACGCTCCATCTTTTCATCAACAGACTTCCAGAATGACTTCATTGACTCAAGGTTATCAGTAGTTACAGAGATTATCCCTTTCGGACTCCTTCTCTTCTGATACGCTGTATACATGTAATTGTCCATGGCCGTGAGGGTCATGGCCTGTCTCCACATTGTGTTTACAGGTGACCTACCATACAGTTTCGAGGGATTGTACTTACTGAGATGGAGAACCTCTCCTTCGAGATAGTACTGAGTCTTTCCACTTCCTGCCATATTCGCATAGTGGGCTTCTTGCATGTTGTTACCACAGACATCACATCCGTCATCCTGACCCGGATAGGCGATTTGGTCACGATGTAATGGACACACCTTGTATCTACCACCACGGACTCCACGCTTATCTGAGATGATTCTCATGAATATCGGGTCACCTCTGATGATTTCCTTCACTCGGAAGAACTTGATGTCGGATGTCTCAGGCTCTACATAGTACTCTTTCACGATTATGAGGAATGCATCATCCACAATATTGAGGTCACGCTCTATCTCATTCAGAACATGCATGAAGTTCTGCTCCATAGAGTTCATCTGGTCAAGGAGCCACTTCGGATACATCAGTTGATTAACATCTGGTTTCCTCATCTGTCCTCCACAGAGATTACATTCCAACACTTCGTGGTTGTACTCCTCTCCGCAACCATCGCATTTCTGCAAGAACTTCTTCTCCCAGTAAAATCCCCTCCTGAAAATCTCCTGAGAGAGTTTGGATATCACGGTACGGAGAATCAGATTCTCATGTGCCACTGCGAAAAGTGCAGGTATTGTGATTCCCTGCGCGAGTACGGGCTCCTGTATGCCTGTAGTATACAGAGGCATTTGGGGTTCAGGAGTAGTACGAGTTCTGAATGGACTACCAATTGCCGAAAGGAACCGACCTATTCTGCTACGCTCTTCATCTGCCATCAAATCGCCTCCGCCCACTTACCAACATCGTCAGCCACTACTCCCCATTCCGATAGGAGAGCCCCTGCCTTATTGGTGTCATCGCTCCAATTGTAATACCTAACCACTTTCTTTAGTTCTTCCTTCCTCATATTTTCTTCCTCCTCAATAAATGCCAAGACCGCTTTGGCCTGCGTTTTCTTCATTTTCAAATGAGGACTAATTCCATTCAAGAGTTTTCTGATGTCCCCTTTGGAGTAGAATTGCAGTCTATGCTGCGACCTCTGACCATCTTTGTACACCTTCTGGTCTAGTTGAAGGACTCCACAATCGAGTATCTTCTGCAACTGTTCACAATGAATCCTTCCTCTATCTCCAGTGGCAATGAATCCAGCCCTCGGTTCACCCCTTTTGGTAATTGTGATGTAACCATCAGCATCAAGAAAACCAGCAGCATAAGCCCATGGGTCTTTGATTATCAAACCCGTCCTATCTATCTTCACAAATGACCCTCTTACAGCACCTGAGATTATATCAACTTCCTCTCCATACATCGAAAGTAGTTTCGCTAGTTTCATCGAGGTCATATTCCTACGAAGAACATTCTCATCAAGCAGATTCTCAAAGAGAGTTCTACCTGACATCTCACCCTTTTTCGTCAGTATCTCAGCACTCTTGTGCAATGCTTGCCTCTCTTTGTCTGTGAGTTTGTCCATTTGACTGAGGGTCATCTTCCATATCTTCCTAGCATCTCTCTTACTATCCATGGCATCAACCCAAGCCTTCTTCTGTTCTTCGGCCCAGACATCCTCGTATTTCTCAAGCATCTCCAGAGCCTCCTCTGCTTTCTCCCACTGGTTACATGCGCGAAGAAGACTGATGTTACGAGAGTTCCCAAACCTTCTCAATGACTTGAGATTATTCTCCGAGAGTCCTAATTCACGAATGGTATCTGAGTGTTCTATGGCCCAAGGATACATCTTCAAAGTGGTGTCTATCTCCAATGCTTTGATGGTTCTGATATCGTTTATGGCGGAATCAATGAAAGCCTTCTCATCCTTGTTGTGTCTCCTCGCTTTCCTCAATCTACCAACCAAATCAGCAGCACTACAACCCAAGTTGGACTCAAACCAACCATCTCCGTTTTCACCGAAGTTCTTCATCCACTCACACCCACAAAGTCGTATTGATGTTCTTGTCTTCCATATTCGTATCATTCATTCTATCACCTCAAGGCACGAAGAGTTCGTCCCGTTCTCCCTTGAACCAACTATCGAAACCGGGCATGTAATCATCAAGCAACATAACACTCCCTTTGAACTCCTTGGATGCCCAGTTTGCGAGGGCTATACTCATCGCCAAGTCATCATGAGTACCCACACTCTCCAGTTTTCCGTTCTTCTGCATTCCGAACCTGTTCAGTTCCTGTTCCAACGCATTGGTGTACTTCCTGCTTCGCTCGTCACCATACGGGGTTTTGATGTGGCCTTGCTCAAATGCGAGGAGAAGAGACATGAACAGACTCTCCTTACGCGTGCGTGTGGTCATGAATATACGAATCGGCATGTCAGCCTTTAGTTCCCTCATCTCCTGTTCGAGCATCCTCTGGAAGTTATTCCCCTCTAACTCAATTAAATCAGGCTGGAACTTGTTATTCAGAGTCACCATCATCCTCTTCTGAGCAACTGATGACATCCCCTGCTCATGCACCACATGTATTATTTCCTTCTTTTCCTCTTCAGGTTTCATACGCATGACTGTCATTGCTGTGTAGTCAGCGTTCTTGTCTGAGGCTATGGCTGGGTCATGACCGATGAAATGCTGTCCGAACACACCATCTGCTTCTCCTAGTTCATTGTAATTGGTATCAGCCCTGTCTTGGAGAACCAAATCCTTGTCCCTTGCTTGCTCCAAAAGAGGCATCGGGAACATGCTCGCCAAGTCATGAATTGGCTCACAGAGGTACTCTCGACTGAACTGTATTGCAGGCATTGACATACGCCTCTGTTCAAGAGCATCCGAATCCCACCTATCAGGCCACAAAGGTACTCCTTCCATGTTGATGGCCGGGTATGTTTCCACTCGGAAAGTCTCCTTCTCCTCTAATTCTGCATACAGGTCATTGTAACTGAATGGAGTTCCGACCATCATGAGTTTACTACTGTGGTGGAGAACCGGGAGAAGGACACCATAGAACCAATCTGCCGTCTTAGCCAATTCCGTACTTGTGGTTCCCCAGAGAATATCGTCACAAACCACCACATCAGGGTGGTACCCACGAGTTGCTCCACCAACCGACTTAGCCATCATTCGAGAACCATTGGAGAACTCGAAGTATGACTTAGCCCAAGGCTTACCCTGTGGCTTGAGATGGCGAAGGATATCGTTCTCCTCTATCAGATTACGAACGAACCTCATGTGCTCAAGCGTCTGCTCAAGCGAATGGGAGAAGACCATGATGTGAGTTTTCGGATTGAAAGCGGCTAACCAGAGAGCGTATGACATGAAGAAGACGGATTTCCCGTGGTCACGAGATGCTTTCACGCAGTAGTACTGCGATTCACTTAGTCCCTTATTCCAGTCATCGTGATGGTGATTGTAGAGAAAACCTAGGATATCTTGGAAGAAGTAGCGAAATGACTTCTTGCACATCTCCCTATCCATGTTCAGGATGAACTCATCCATTGCCTCTTTCTTGTCCATATTACCCTCAGTAACTATCTAATCTCTGCTGCTCCAACCCTTGAACAATTCTAGGGTCTGCAGTTCCCGATTGTCTGACACCAACGGGTGCAGAAGGAGTGAACTCAGCAACTCCTAGATGAGCAGGGTTATTCGGGTCATATGGAGGTGCTCCTTCACCAGCACCAACAGGTGCTCCATGGAGGTTCAATTGTGTCGGTTTAACCTCAGCCGTTGGTGGAGGGACATAACCACCCGGAGTTATATGCCAAGGTTGTGGTGTAGGTGGAGTATAAGTTGATAACACCTGTGGACCATGCCTTTGCACCTGTTCTGTTGGTCCGTAGAATGTTGACATAGTCTTCTCGTCCATACCTGCTGGGAAGTCAAAGCCCGGAGAAGAATAACTACGGGCTCTTTGGTCTCTCTGTCTACCAGTAGGGTCTGCTAACCCCTCTTGACGCATCCGTTGGGCATGAAGGGCTTCTTCGATTTTGGCAGCAGTCGAAGTACCCTGTTTAGTTTGGTCCTCCCTTTCCTTCTCTGCAAATCGCCTTGAGGCTCTGTCACCTGCCCAACTTGAAAGAGGACTCAATGTTGAATATCCACTATATGCTCCCATGCCGACATCATTGAGTAAACCGCCGCCTTGACCGGATGACAAGGACTCATTCAGAGCGTTCAATCCTCCATACATGGCTCCTCCATATGCCGCCATTTGTCCTAATCGCGCCCATGGGTCACCAGCCTGAGCAGCCCTTTCACCATACTTTTCCGCTGCCGCCTCTCTGTCCCATGCACCTGCACCTGAAATCAATAACTGTGGATTTAGACCTCCTTGAGCACTGTAACCCAAACCCATTCCACCGCTAGTGTTCTCACCATTCGCCTTCACTAACACATATCCCATATCAGACACCTCCGAATGAGACTTTGACGACCTTCACAACCTTGTCACTGTAACCGTAGGTCTTGGTGATACGCTTCCAGTCGCCCTTGGAATGTAGAATAGTCTCCACATCCAATGGAGTAAGGTCCATTTTCTCCGCCATGAAACGCACATCTTCGATATTCCCGCGGTCCTTCTTTTCCACTGGAACATGTTTTCTGACCATGCTGTCTTCCTTTGCATCTTCCAATTGTAGGATTTCTATGGCTTTGATTAGTCTGTCTTGTGCCTCTTCTGGGTCATCAGCACTCTTTGTGTACTCAGTCAGGAACCTCTGATACGGGTCACCCATTGAACTCTGGAATCTCTCCATGTGCTGCTGAGCACGAGCCTCATCTTGTGGCAGCCTGATTCCAGCCTCCTCCATTGTAGCCCTCACATCAGGCATAGAAGCCTGACCGAATTGTTGCCTAGCCTGTTGGAAAGGAGTGAGGCCCGGAGTTACAGCAATTGGTTTTGAAACAGGTGGAGGTGGAGGTGCCGATGGAGGTGGAGGGGCTACAGTTGCAGCCGGTGCCCCTCCTTGAGGTGGTAATGCATGAGATGCCACTGGAGCACCCGCTACTCCAGTGGGTTTTCCGGGTGGTAAGTTACTAGGTGGTTGAGAAGCAACAGGCATCTGTTGAGGTGCCTCTATGTATCGCATGTATTCAGGAACGCCCATCTGTGATGAGTCTTCACTGGTTCCTCCGAGCAATCTATTCTGAATTAAGGGTGCAAGACTCTGTAATTCCTCAGCAGGTGGTGTATCCATCACTTTGTGTCCAGTAGCAAGTGCCATCATAGATGCAAGAGTGTCAATAGTGCCACTAATTGCAGGGGCGGCTGCTCTGGTCTCAGGAGTATCTTGGATAGGAACACCATGAGCCGCGACTTCCTCTGGAGTCAGATTATCCGTTCTGTGGTCAATTCCTGCAGTAGCAGCAAGAAGGTCATTCGCTTGGATGCTCTTAGCACGAGTATGAAGTGCAGACTTTCTACTATGCTGGTGTTCAATACCCACCCTAGTAGTATGAGACATGAAATGTTCTAATCCCTGCCCCTCCGGTGCACTATCTCCATATCTTGAACTGTAAATATGATGAAGCATTCCTTGCGGAGACCCTTTTGCTTTCACACCTCCTTCAGCATCGAACTTGGGCATTCTGCTTTCACCGAACAAACACCCGAACTTGGGATACTGTGCGAGTGTAGTTGCTAATTCCTGAATACCAGCATCCGAGGAAAGAAGAAGACTGAGTGGCTTTCCATTCAATTCTCCCTTGATATCACTTGGTTTCACTGTCTGATGTATGAGGGTTCCAATGGATGAAGGGTCATGACCCAAAGCCTGTTTGATATGATGTACGGCTGCTGCCACCAAAGCGGGCCTCTTGTTCGTGTATGGCCCACCTGTATTATGAGGAAGAGCATAGACATCGGGTAGTTTGTGAACAGTTCCCCATGACGAGATATCCTTGAATGCTGGCTCATGGCTGATTTGTCCTCCCCATTTGTCCATGTGCTCTTGAGGTAACACATCGCCGCCGCCCATTTTTCCTTGGTCTATGTGCCAAGCACCGGGCTTCATCTGACCCGGATTTTCTGGGTCTGGGATTAGATGGAGTCTGTATGGCTTGACATATGGGTACTTCACCCAATTGTGTTTCTCAGGATTTGGATGCCCAGCCCATGCCATCGACTGACCGAGATGTTTGTTGAAAGGCACAGAATAAGATTCCAAGAAGGTGCCTAATTTGTGCTTACCACCGTGACCATTCGTAGTCGCTGTAATGAGTTCTCCATTGGGACCGAAGTTACTGCGAGCCTTGTGGTCCATCCCTTGAAAGGGGGCTAGGTGGATTTTCCTCCAAGCAGGGTCATCAATATGAGGAAGTTCCTCATGATGGTCCTGATTATGGAGTTCTATGGCTTTCTTTACGACATCCTTGGCTGGTACATCCAAACCATGATGCTTCATAGAGTCGCCAACAGCACGAATAATACCATCCAATCCATGCATATGCTCTCCACCTGACTTATCTTTGTACACCAACTCTCCATGTTCTCCGATAGTCCAATCACCCGGTATGACATGACCAGCACCGGGCACACCTGTTTCTTGCTCACCATGGGCACCTGTATGTGCGAAAGCAGGAACATCAGGGACATTCGGGTCATCTACCATAGCCTCTGGAGGAGGATATCGCATTGATTGCATACCACCGCCGAAAACGCCATAGTTTCCATCACCCTTCCTGATGACCATGGATTGGAAGATATGTATCATGGGGTTCGCCCGCCCCTACTTGTAAGATGGTCGAGGGGATTGATTCCGAATCTTCGTGCATCGGTTTCATCTTGTGTTGCACCTTCATTTTTTGAAGTCTTGAGGGGTCCTGCTTCTGTGTGGGCAGGTAGATGACTAGCAGCATCAACGCTCTTTTCTCCCTTTCCCTTCTTCTTGTTGTCCTTACGCTTCATTGCTTTTCGCGCATCGTTGATGAGTTGTCGCAGTTCTGCCATGTCATAGTATGATAGTCCCCTCTTCTGCAAATCACTGCCTACCCCAAC